ACTATCCATTGCACATTTTTAAATTCACATATGCGTTCAAATATCCTTGTGTCCACTTTGTTCAAATTGGTATTGACACGCAAGTTAACCGATGGATCCAGTAGTTCTAATAGTTCTAAATTTTCCTTCATTAGCAATGGTTCGCCGCCGGCCATGTAAACATGTTTGAGTTTTCGTGCATTATTGAATATGTATTCTTTAAAATCTGTTGACTGTTTTTGTGTCGGCACATCCAGTTTTACTTTTAACTCACTGGCCCACTTGCTGCTAAACTCTGGTCTACAGTAGACACAGGCTTGATTGCATAAATTGGACCAACGAACATCAACAGTCTGCAAATCAAAGTTGCCAACTTGATAAGTATCAGTTGGTACTGTTTTTAATTCACGTATGTAAAAAACTCTATCACTGATGTGATCAAATCCCTTTTTGCCCTGTTCTATATCATAACAGGTATAACAAGTTGGTACAGGTTTATAATTTACAATATTCTGTTGTCTAATGACATTGTTGTCAATCAATATTGATTCAATTGAGTTGTCTTTGATGTTGCCCAGTTTATCGGCACTGCGTATACAGTTTTTAACAACACCGTCAAGGTTATACATTAATCCGGTCCAGGGCATTGGACAAAAATATGGATTGGTCAGCATGTCCTTGGGTGTCATTGATTTGCTGGCCCCAAGCTGATGTCCGGAATAGTTAAATTGTTTGATCGAGCCATGTCCAACATATGCACCAATATGCTGGCCCAGACATTGACATCAGCTGCAGGTGGCACTGTTTTATCAGGACTTGTGGCTATATTACCAGGTCGAACCAGAGTCAAGTTGATTCCCATTCGGCGATAGCGTAATTGCTTTACCGCTTCCTCTAGTGCAATTTTTTGTACACGATACGCATCCATATCAAGCCCGGGCAATGTGCTCACTGGACTTTGCGTCATTATTGTGCTTATGACTATGATGTGCTTACCGGTATTTTCCCAACGTCGAGCCATTTCAAATAACAATTCCGTTTGAGCATATCCTATTTGAGCATTGTTAACAAAAACATCGCATGGCTCAATTAACTCTGCAATTTTTGGGATTACTCTTATATTGTGCCCTTTGCGACGACTAAGTCGCAAAACTTCATGCCCTCGACTTTCATATTCGTTGCCCAATGCCTGTCCTATTCCGGCAGTACCACCTGTGATTGCTATTTTCATAATAGGTGCGTGGGCTCTTTGAAAAACATACCTTGTAATCCGATTCTAGGAAACACAGGGTCTTGGTAAAATCCAATGTCATGAGCCACTTGCCCATTCATAAATATGGGTTGATTTTTTGCGAAGTCGTGTCTACACACCTCGTTGAAGTCTCTGTATTCAAGTTGATAAACATCTCGATCCTTGCTGTTAGCGTCACCTTTGCGTGTCACCAGTGTGCTCACGTCAACTGTGGGATCTTTAGGTTCATAGAATCTAACTGATGTTCTGTCCATATTCATTATGGGCCAATTCAGTTTCCAATATACAGGCGGCTTGTCTAAATGTATGGGACAGCTGGACTCAGGATAGTCAGGAATGGATATGGTCCATGCTAAAGTAAAGTATGCGTCACGTAGTACCAGTCCTTGTAGTCGTAACCAATCCAGCAACTTGAGATTTTTACTAACAAAGTGTTTCATATCCTTGCCAAAGCGGTCGGGAAAATTGGCATATTGATATTCTTCAGACTTGGTCAACAGTGTGGTATATGACGTTACATAATCTTTGAGATCTTGATTGATTTCTTGGTAGTTGGGACAATCCGGCACAAGATAGTATTGATTCATAGCAACCCTCTCAATTGTTTTTGTTCTTGTATATATCTATTAATTGAGTCTTGGTCTTTGTTCTCTACTGCTAGTACTGTGGGAGTTTTCAAATACGCATACTCATGATCAATTTCGTGTTGTTTGGCAAATGCTATTATTTCAGATAACTGATGTTGATTTAACACACTGACTGTGGTCCACAAATTTAATCGTACGGGCATGGTACGGTATATCATTAAGTTTTTATAAAACTCATCCCATTTGATAGGCCAACGCACAAAGTCATGCACTTCGCCTATACCATCAAAACTGACTGTGACCGTGACATCTATTCCACGTTCCGCTAGTGGTAATAATTCAGTTAACACAGTACTACAGTTGGTATTGAGTCTGACACTTTGAATACTGGCGGGCAAGTTTGCCAATATGTGTCGATATTTTTTACTGTAACTGGGTTCCCCGCCATTTATATCCAAGTGCACCACACGATCCAATGGCAACTGCCAAAAGCGATCACTGTTATCCACTATGGGAAATTGTCGAGATCGTAGGCTACCAATCTTGGTGCTTAGATTCTCATTGCAAGTCATGCAGGCACTGTTGCATACATTGTCCAGCACACCACCTACTATCAAATAATCCTGTTGTGTTTGTTCTGCGTCGAATTTAATACTGTGTGTTCGTATACTGGTTCCGTTGATGCTTTCAGTTTGTTTGCAACGCTGACATTCTTTGGGCCATATGCCCTTGTGCATATATAACTTGACATTGCGAAGCCAAAGACTTGACTCCAATTCATCAAGGGAGTTGAACTCAGGGGCCGCAATCATATGCCCACATCTACTTACAGTGCCAGTAGGATTAAAGCGAACAAAATGGTCTAGTCTAGGGCAGTGCATATTTCTCTACTGCGTTGAATAATTTCTTCGTACAAGTATTGATGTTTTGTTTTAATATATCTTCCAATAGCTCTAAATGCCAAAGTCTGTCCCATAAGTTCTTCATAAAGAATTTTATCCAGTTGTAGATAGTAAGACAATTTACTATTTTGACTGAAACGATCTATTAGCATTTGATCACGAGTCAATGCATTCCAAACTTCGTGTGTCACACTGGATAATTCATTTATATGCCTGAAGTTTACGTGGGCATCTGTCATTCTAGACAAGTTTACAACCCAGTGAAATTGTAGATTAAAATGACTATTTAAAAATAAAAATTCACTAATAAATTTTAATGCGGTTTCTCTATCTAGGTCAGGATGGTATCTTAGATATGTTTGAACTCCACTGACATAACGCTCAAATGGATCACGAAGATAGATGTCAATTTTGTCTAATTTTTTTATTTCAAAATAGTTTAATTCTCTTATAGCAATCTTGCCAATGGTACTGCTGGCATTTTTGTATATGGGATAGACGTATTGATTTTCGGTAAGTTCATATACCTTCAGCTGGTCTGGAAACAGGATGGGATCAATATATGAAAACATAATCAAGGAGGCAGGGGACCGTAACCCCTGCCGACACAAGCATCTACTGTTTAAGTAGTTTTACGGTTTCTAATCATTGCCAAAATGTCTTCGGCACGTTGGCTGCTGGGTTAGCTTCTGCTACAACCGGTGCAGTTGGGGTAGGAGTTTCATCTACATCAAATGGGGGTTCTTCATCGACTGTTGCTTTGTTAACAACGCTGAGTGCTGGCTTGGCCTGTGCAACTGGGGTTGCTGCTGGCAATGCATCTGCATCAACACCTGCTCCACCTTGGAAGCCACTTGGCTTGTAGTAGTTGCTCCAACGATCTGGATCGTATGGTTGTCCATCTACGCTGGCCTCAAACATTTCTTTAAGAACTTTGAGTTCGACTTCGCCCGGACGCTTGGGCAAAAAGTCTTGCAAGTTATACAAACCAAATTTTTCAACAGCTTCTGCTTCTTCGGCAGTCAGTGCAGTTTCTTTACGTGCCCATGTTGATGTATTGTAGTCTGCATATCCGCCTTTGCTGGTCTTTTTGATGTTGAAATCAAGTCCACCTGCATAGTCAGTTGGCAAGTTTTCCATGTCTGGATCCATCAATGCATTCTTGATCAAGTTAAAGATCTGTGGGCTAATAATAAATCTACGAATTGGGTTCTCTGGTGTTTTGTCGTCACCCGATGGATTATCACGAACAAAACCTTGGAACAAGTAACTGCGTTTTTTCCAGTACTTGCGACCCATTTCTTCTAAGTTGGGGTCTTTGAACCAAGGGCGAACTTCTGCAAGAATTGGA